AAACCCCCATTGGGCCGGGGTGAACATTTTGCGCATCGCGGTATTCCGCGCACGCTTCACATGATCTTCGAAAGATGCACGAAATTCGTTGGCACGCGCCGGCATCCCGCCATCCACATCCACAATGCGAAGCGCCAGATACGCCGCCCAATCGAGCATTTCGAGATGATGCTCCGCCGGAATCTCCGGATAATTAAACCCGGTCGTCATCGACAACTCGTTCAACGGGAGCCGAACGACACGCAGCCGCAATATCTGATTGTTGTAGTCCGCGGTCGGTTCGGGATAGAGCCGCAAGGTCGTGACGCTAATTGCGTCGTAATCATCAGCGCTCAGATATTCGTCTGTGCCATACGCCAGCGGTTTACCGGGCGGCATGGATGACAGCTGAGCCGGATCGAAAAAGTACGGATCAGGCTGACGATAAGTCTGAAACGCTGCGTGTCCCGCGCGGGCGAGGTCCGCCGTGTCTCCCGGCATCTTGGCCGAGATCACCGCCAGCACGGAAGGATGCAGAGCGTATTCGGTCACACCGGTCTGGATCACGACTTCCGTCGCATCCTGTGAAGTGCCGTCACGAATGACCAAGCCATGACGCGCAAAACGATTCTGCGCCTGATTGATATAGCGAATCAGGGTGGCGTCCGACCACAAATAATCCGGTGTGCCGGAAACACGGTCCGAGCGGTCGTAGAGGATATTTTCCCGCAGTTCTGCGAGCAAGTCGCTAAGATTCATTTTATCGGCCCGGGACTGGTGGCGGTAAATCGCGGATGAACTGCCCCAGCGTCATACCGCTGGCAAGCAGCGCGTCCTTGACTGCATGACCATAATTACCACGATTCAGATTATTATAGAAATCTTGGCGGGATGCGGCGCCGGCCTGACGGATCGGAGTATTCTCGTGGCCGGGTAACGGAAGCGCGTCATACAGGCTCTTGGCCGCCTGCGGGACCATAGACCCAAGCGCGACGCCGGTCGGAATACCTCCGCCTGCACCTAAGACGCCCAACGCCAACGGCGCCAAACGATGCGCCGCGTACCCAGCAGCATGGCCAACAGGAGCCCATCCACCAGAATACGCGGCTGCGTCGTTAACATCGAACGACAGATCAATTGGATTTCCGGGCCGTTGTGTCGGCGCACGGGGCTGATCTGCCGCCATTGTCCATCCTTAATTAACGATTCGATACGGATATTTCATCCGCTCCCGATATCCTATCACCTGCTTGGTGCCGGGATCAATCTGCGGGGACGACATGACGGCATGGTCCAGAATCTCGACGATGTGCTTCGGCACATCTACTGGCTCGCCGGGGCGAATCAGATAACCTTTGCCGTTGTGACCCAGAAACAGGCCAGTCGGTGGAATGTCGTCATTCTCTTCGACGACGATTCGAACAGTATCCGGAACTATCGGCTTAGCCTTGCGTACCTTGATTTCCGGCTCGATATTTACACCCAGTTCTGCTTCACTCATCCTCGTCCTCCGCTAGAGCTTCGTCAAAGCTGCTGTCGTAATCGTCAGCAGGCAGCGCCTTGTCCAGATTTTTGGTCAGGAACGTCAGCACTTCATCGACAGTTTTGAACACGTATTCTTTTTCAGCCGAACGATACGGTTTGTTGATCGACTGAGGCCCGTTGTTCATGGCCTTCTGTTTGGGGTCGGTGACTTCTACCTCGTAGCCGTTGGCTACGCGCTCAATGACAACTCGGCAGTGCATCACCGACCTCCAGTATTAGGCTTTCGCAACCAAGAACGAGATCACGATCGTGCCGTTCAGAGCGGCCGAAGCATGGATGTTCTGGATGACGATCACGACGCTATTCGCGCCCGGGGTAACACGCGTCACGACCGGCATACCAGTCGTCGCCGTACCAAGTGCAACGCTCGCAAACACCATGTCCGCAGCCGCAATCGAGCTGTTGGTCAGGGTCAGCGTATAGGTCGAGCCCGCCGCCGTCGTCAGCGATTCCGACGTGATCTTGCCGGAATCCTTGGCAAGCGTCGCGGCGCCGCCGGAAGCGGTAGCCGTCTTGGTGCCGGTATCAACCTGAAGCGCACCGCCCGAAATGAGGCCGGTAGCCGTAACAGTCGCGCCCGACCAATCGGTAAATTCCGGCGTATTGCCGTACAGTTCCGAAAAGTTGTCGTTGATCTTGGCATAGGCGACGCCCATCGGCTCATTGCCGGTGGCGTCCAGAGTCTTCTGAGCCATGGTCTATCTCCGTCTACAAATAAAAAGATGGGGGCCGTAGCCCCCAGTCAGGAGAAGCCTTAGCCTTCGATCACGAAGCTGATGGCCTTAGACGTACCCGCCAGCGTGGAGCTGAGCGTGACAGTCCATACACCCTCACCGACGTTCGCCTGATTGAACAGGATGTCCGATGATGTCTCGACCGAGAGCGTCGTCGACGTGATCTTGGTGCAGTTAGCAGCGGACATACCAACCTGCTTGCCCCAGAGGATCGTGTCGGTTTCGTTGAGAACCGAGATACGACGCGGCTGGAAGCCGAGGTTGATGATCACCGCATCACCCGTCGAGGTGAAATTGCCGGTCGTGAGATTAACCACACCACCCGAGGTGATGCAGTTCGCGGCCAGCGTGCCGGAGCCAACGTAGGTCGTCGGAAAAGACGAACCAGAGATAGCTGTATCAATGTACTTGGTAGCCATTTTAATCTCCTAGAAGCTGAAAGAAGAAAGAGGGGGCTTGCGCCCCCGTCAATCATTAGGCCGTCGCAGCGACCTCAAGGCGAGCCATGAAGGCTTCCTGAAGGATGACCGTGGCAGTCCACAGCTTCCAGCCGACCGTGCCGCGCTGAGCGAGCGGATCGCCCGGAGCCGGCTTCGGATTGACGACCATGGGGGTCATGGACGACTTGCCCTTGAGCGGGACGATACCGAACGCATCGCGGCCGAAGTAGAGGACCGGATAAACGTCGGCGTAGGTGCCGCTGGTGGAGCGCATCGAGCCCTTGGTCGAACCCGTGGCGGCGTCAGCCCACGGGCTGATGACCGTCGAGGTCAGATAGCGAACCTGCTCGACCGAGCCGATTTCGCCTTCGAACGGGGTCGTGTGCGGGCCGTAATCCGCAACCGCCTTGAAGCCCGTCATCGAACGGATGTCGGTTTCGAGGTCCGGATGGCAAACAGCCATGTAGGACGCTTCGACCGATTTCGTGTTGAAGTCAGCAGAGCTGGCGACAACCTGCGAAATCTTCTTGGCGTTCTGGCGGTTCAGGCCAGTCGTGACGCGACGCTGATCAGCCAGCGAGATCGCGGCGGCGACCGTCGTGCGACCCGCAACGCTGTTGGCGTAGAACACGTTCGTGCCCGCCTTCAGGACGTTGAAGCGCAGCGTCTCAACCGTAACGGCAGCCTGCTCGCCAAGGATGTCCGTGGCCTGCTGGAGAACCGGGTCGGTGTGCGTGTCGATCACGACGTCCGTGATGGTGACAAAGTCGCCATACTGATTCAGCGTAACCGTGTAGTCCTGATTTGCGAGGCGCGAGCCAGCCGGGGTGACGCCCTCGATCAGGGGAGTCGTCGCCAGCGGGATGTAGAACGCCGAACCAGCGGACTGCGTACCAGCGGAACCGCCGGCGCCCGACAGGAAGTAACGACGGAACTTCGCGGTCTGCGTGGAGTTCGTCGGCAGCGGGTAGGTCTGACCAAACTTTTCGAGATGCAGGTAAGGCATCGCGCGCTTGAGCATACGGACCACGGAATAGGCGGCAACCGCAGGTGAAATATCACCATAAGATGTGACAGCACTCATGTTTTAGCTCCTTGAAAGTTCAAAGTTTGTCGGCGAACGATGAGAAGGCCGACTCGAAATCATTCGGGTCTTGGCCGGCAATCACCGCCGAACGCTTGGAACTGACTGGGGCCAGAGCAGCAGCCGCTTGTTTGGTTGCCGTGGGCAGTTCAGTCTCCGTTTTCCTACTCGCCGGAGCGGCGCGCGTCTGCACTCCCGACTCCTGCTTATAGCGATTGATGAGGTCAGCAACCTCATCCACCGTTCCTTGTTTTATAACATGATTGTATGCAGCCTGCAAATAGGCGGGCTGCTTGCCAACCCAGTCGATGACCTTATCGCGCACATCATCATAATCACCGACTGTGGCGTGAAGGTCATTGAGGTGTGTGCGCTCAGAAAGCGTACGGACCATGTCCATGACGGGCATGATCTCTTTGGCGACCTCCTGAAACACGTAGCCGACCAGATCACGATATTCCGCGCGGCGCCGCAACGCTTCCGCCTTCGCTACGTCAGGCCAGTCTTTTTCGTAATCCTGAAGGAATTTAGTTTCTTCCTCAGAATAATAAGGCTGCTGTTGCTGTTCAGGCGGTACCTGATGCGTTTCATCAACCTGCGGCTCTTTCGTTTTAACGATGCGCGCAAAGCGATCAAGAAGCTCGTCATCAGAGAGTTTTGCCTGCGTCTCCGGCGGCGTCTCGTCCTGCTCATCCGATTCCTCCGTGGATTCGTCGGACTCCTCGGTTGATTCATCAGCCTCTGATTCAGCATCATCCGCCGGCGGCGGCTCGTCAACCGGTGGCGTCTCATCAGCCGGTGCGGCAAGTTCGGACAAATCGGCCGGCGGGGTCTGATCGCCAAGCTCCGCCAGTTTCTCGAACGCGGCAGTGAAATTATCAGTCTCGGTGGCGGCAGCGGCTTCAGATGACATGGACTACTCCTAAGTTTGAGGACGGATGCTGGGGCGCGTCAGCATCCGAATGAGGTTGGCGTAAGTTTGCGCCTCGGCTTGAAGATGAAAGATTCGCTCTTTGTCTGCATTCACCAGATTATGCTTCGAATCTTCAAGAAGCAAGTTCAGCAGGTCCATTACCTGCTGAACTTCATACGTTCCGGCCCGCTCCTGAATTGCTTTCACCAGCTCCGCTTGGGCTGTTCTCCGATCCACCTTCACCGCTGACCTCCTGCTCGACGCCCTTCTCCAGAATGTCTAGCGCGGCCTGAATGGTCGCAGCTTCAGCATTGGCTGTGTTCTTCTGGCCTTGAGCAATATTTTTATACGCGTCAGAAAGTGTCTTACGGACGTTGGCCGCGACCTGCTCAGCCTGCTGCTGCTGCATGATCTCTTGCGCCTGAGACGCCTGCTGCTGACGACGTTTCGCTTCATCCGCCGGCACCAACAGATCACCAAGGTCGCGAACCTTGACGCGCGCCTCGATCAATTTGCGCTCGTCAATGTGCATCGCCTCGGCCGGGGTCAGCGTCGCCGCCAACTGGTCGACCTGCATCCCGCGAACTTCCTTCGCGATCAGCGAGGTGGCGCCACGTGCAAGCACGTTATAGTCACCTTCCGGCGCCAGATCAGGATTGAACTTGCGGTTGAACTGCACCAGCGAGTTGATCAGCGACTGCGTGAAAATATCAAAGTTACGGATGATATCTTTGAACGGCAAAGCCGCGTCACCGCGCAACATGGAGGCGCCAGCCGCCGTACGCATCGGCTCACTCATGCCCCGTTCCATATCGCCGCCGGTCGCCGGACCGACGAAAGTTTCCATATCTGCGAACTTCATGAACAGCTCGATCGTCTTCAGCAGATCGTCGAGATGCGCGTCAATCGCAAGATTCCTCACCGCCGGCTGCATCGCATCCGGGCCAGTGCCCTCCCGGTACCAAATTTTGTAAGCTGAAGTCGACGTCAAGTCTTGGTCGGGGCGCAGGAGGTCTGTGTTTAACTCCAGATTCGGCCCGCAGACGACGCTTGCATTGTCCAGCAGCATCCGCGTGGCGGCACTGATCGACATCTGAGAGTCCCGGACAACATTTGGCAGGCCATTCCCGACCGGACTTGTGTCGTCCTCGTCGAACAGGAATGTGTGAATGGTCTTTACGTCCGCCCCGATCTTTCGCCAAGGGTTCATGTCCGCTTTGATGATGTTGCCTTCGATCATCCAGACTTCGGCGTCGATGTCGTCCGCCAGCTTATCTTCCGGCACATCCACGCCAGCCATCTGTAGGAACTGCCCGCCAACCGGGCCATTCCAAACCAGAATCTCGTACTTGGTCGTCTCCGATTTCATCTCATTGACGTTGACCTTGACGCCCATGGCGCGCAG